TGGTTGAGGAGGCATAGGCTGACCACCTCCCATCTCTGTCTTGCGCTGTCCATACGAGTTGTACCACGGAATGAGCTTCTGCTCGTACTTCTCTACTGCCTGTTGCGCTGTCATGTTCGACGTGATGTTGTTGCTCATCAAGTTAGCAGGTATCCCTACCTGATAAGCTTGCCTTGTTGCATTAGCAGGCAGCAGCAACTTCCAACCTCCAGCCGCACCTTGCTGATGCAGCATGTACAGCTTAGCAATATCCTGCGGACCACCTGTCCACCTGATAGCGCCGTTGCTCAGCTTCGTCGCTTGCTCTCTATACATCGCAGCCAGCTTAGCCGCAGCTTCACCTGATTTAACAGGATCGAATACTTCATTAGGAGAAAGCCCCATCTGCGCGGCAGTGCCTTTTATGAATTGAAAAGGACCACGCGCGGATGAAGTCTTATTAACCTGATTGACACCGCCTCCACTCTCAACACCGACGATTGTTGACAGATACCCTTGAGGTAGCTTATACTTCTCTTCAAGCGCATCCCACGCCTGAATGACATCATTACCAAATATCACCTGATACTTGTTAGCATTACCCCCACCAGCAGCACGCTGTCCCATAGCATCAGTACGCATCGTCGCGATGTTCATCGCGTTGTCTCTGTTCAACTGGTTCTGTTCACTGCTAAACTTCTGCTGTTGACCTAGTTTATCTCCTTGCCAAGCTAATGTCTTATCTTGCTGTCCTGCACGCCAATCGCGGTTGATTGCATTCTCACCAAACTGCTGCTGTTGCATCTCCCTGCGCATGTTCTCCTGCACGAATAGACGCGACAACGCATCATTCGCTGCATTCTCACGCGCTATTATGCCCCAAGGCTCACTCGTACCGCTAGGGATCACAGCCATCTGTCATAATCCTGTATAGTCGCTATACTACATACCGCCGAAGCTGAAGCCATCGTCACGACCACCGATAGACGACCACTGTCCTTCATTGCCACTCGTGCTACCAAACCCTGTAACTCCTCCCTCAGTCAATCCACCACCAGCAGCACCACCACCAGAGCCACGACGTTGTGACTGAGCACCAAACATCCTGCCTAAGCTACCAAGTGAGCTACCCGCACTAGCTGCAGCATTGGCCCATCCATAGTTAGGCTGAATGTAGTCCATCGTGCCGCCCTTCTGCGCTGCATAGTTAGCACCCATACCAGCAGCAGTCAGCGCCATCTTACTCGCATCAGCCGGATCGCCACTTTCAAATGACTGCGGCCTATAATTAACATCCTGCATCTGAGCAGCGCGCTGTGCGAACATCTGATACAACTGCGCATTAGAACTACGCTCAGCGTTATACTGCTCATCAGCTTTACCCCTCGACTGTAGACGAGCATTCAACGCTGCACGTGAGTACGCTTCATTACTAGCATCTGACAAGCTACCAGCGAGATCATCAAAGTTACTATTCTGTCCTGTCCTCATCGCCTGAGTGAACATCTTCCGACTGGTATCTCTATTGCTCTCAGCTATACCACTCGACATCGCCTTGTATAGATCAGCAGCAACAGCCTCATCATTGCCACGATAGACATTCCCAAGCTTCTTCCTGAATGTCTCAGCTAGTCCCTCTTCAGCAAGACCACGAACGTAGTTACGATCTTGCTGCTTCCTCCTTAGAGGTATGTCTTTAGTAAGTACGTCCTTCTGCGCTTGGTCTTGGAGCTTCATCATCTCCTTGACATCTTCAGCGCCAGTTACAACCCACCCCTTTCCCGGTACGAACTTCGTACTCGTCCCACGTATATCAGTACTACCAAGCTTCTGCTCTGCCGATGCGACATCTGCACGTCGCATAGCCTCCTTACGCTCTCGCTCTCTCTGATAATAGTTCAGAAGATTAAGCGACCAATTCATATTGGCCGCTCTATCAGCAGCTTGCGCCGCTAATATACCTCCGACTATACTACCAGCGGCTCCTGCTATACCACCGATCATTTCAGCCATACCTGCGATCCTTAGAACGTACCTTCCTGCTCCTTCTGCGCCGCATTTTGGAATGTGTTAGACAGCGCACTCGTACCATCGTCAAGCGTGCCGCCAGCTTTTGGTGTCGTAGCACTTCCAGCTTTAGCACTCGCTTTGCCAATTAAGCCAGGAACGTCAAAGAACGAACGCTCACCGATAGCACTGCGAAGCTTACCACCAAGACCGCTAAGCTGCTCTTGTCCATACTTCTGGATGCGATCAGCTTCTTGCGTCGGGTCGTAGCTACCACCGAAGTCCCATTCAGCAGCCGCATCAAGTGCAGACTGACGACGCTTGCCAATATCCGCCTGAAGACCTGACAACACACCGCCGCCTATACTCTGCAACTCGTCATTCGCAGTGGTCTTCGCCTTGCCGAGGTCAGCTATCGCCCTGTCATACACAGATTGATTGACCTGACCGCGATCACGTGACGCTGTAATATCACTGAGCGCCTCGTTGTACTGATCGCCAAGGATGCTCGCAAGGATAGCATCATCTGCAGTGCTGCCGAAGATAGTCTCACCGTAGTAAGGATCGACCGCTTTGTTGAAGCTGCTAGAGTACTTGTTCCTCTGTGCAGTCCTCGCTCCACCCATCACCTCATCGAAGTTGTTAGGCGAGAACGCCGACGCATAGTCACCACCCTCCTGCAGCCCTGCATTAGCACTCTCAAGCCTGCTGCGATATGCAGTTCCTAATCCGTAAGGATCATTCGCCTCAAGACCAAGTGCATTCAGGCGCTCATTGCCGTATGACTGCGCTCTGTTGTATGCACTCGACCTACCAGTGGCCCAAGCTGCATCCTTCGCTGCTTTTTCTGCCGCCTTTGCGTTCGCTTCTTCCTTTCTGATGACCTCTTGACGCTCGAACGACTGTTGATTAGCCCAATCCTGCGCTCTTGCTTCTGCCATCGGATCAGGTTGCTGCGGAGGAGCAGGCGTTCCTCCTCCACTACCAAACTCCAACTGCGTTCTGTTCGTATCACGTCCATCACCGTCGTGATTGCCGTGTTCCTTACGACGTTCAACATCACGCTCGTCAGGGAAGATAGTAGGACGAGGCAATTCTAGCTCAAGCTGCTTCGTCTCTTCCTCACCACGCATCTTGTCAAGCTTCCACCTCGCAACATGCGGAGGCACTGTCATATAGGCGCTCATGCTACTTCGTCCTTTCCTTCGCTGTTGCGGTTGCTATAGTCTACATACTTCGCTGTGATATAACCACGTCGTTTATAACCAAGCCTCTCAAACAGGCTCAATTGTCTCAGTGCCCCGACCTCATCATCATCATACTCGACGCACAGGTGCTGTCGCTCGCACTTATTATCAATCGACCAATCGTCAAACTTGCGTAGCAGTGCGCTGAACGACAGTATGTTTCTATGTGCTGGCATTGTATAGACATGTTCAACATACGAGTACCTACGTATGGTGCCATAAGGAGCGTCGATCTTCGCTAGCAAATAACCAACACACTCGCGCTCCTTCTCGACCTCTGTATACTGAGTATACAGCAGCCAACAATTGACTGAGCTTCTAACACGCTGAGGACCGTATCGTTTGCAGTACTCAAGCACTCCATCTTCATGAAACTCTCTCTTACCGCCTGTCTCAGCATGATGAATGCGAGCTATAATCTCAAGCTCCACTCCTTGCTTAGGCGTGTCGAGTTGTCTTGCTACGTACTGCATACCTACTACCAAGCTAGTTGTTGAAGAACTTAGTAAACGCTGGTTTCTGCGTACCAGTGCTCGTCTTGCCTAAGTTCCTAAACAGTCCCTTCGGCCCTCCTGTCAGTATCTCATTCCCTGTCGCTGGCTCGATGTACGTCGTAACACCAACACCATCAGGCCCCATGCTATCAATCAAGCTCTGTGCGAATGCACTTCTACCATTACGTGCCGTCTGTGGAGCTTGTCCTGCTCTAGGTAGACTAGGTAGACTTGCCTGTCTTGACTGCGTAGGAGGACCAGCCTTGCGCATACCTGTGCCACCAGAGGATGACCTCCCGGCGCTTGCGCGCGGCTTCTTAGGCATCGGGCGTTTCTGTCCTTCCTTAACGCCGCCCTTTGCATACGGCCGTGAGTATCTGCCACTATCTGTCGCTTTATACTCTTGCGTATTCGGTGGTCCTATCTTCTGCCCCTGTCTAGCTGCTGCGAGACTATCACCAGTAGTACCTGTATCCTTCGGCCCACCAGCAGCATTAGCACTACCAGCTCCACCCGCGCCAATCTTTCTCATTATACCATCAAGCACACTATCAGGCTTGCTTGCAGCTTGTGCAGGAGATGCATTCGGCGATAGACCTGTGAGTATGCCTGTCAGTACACTCTTGCCACCATATGCAGGCGCGTTCTCATCAACGCCAGCACCACCCTTGCCAAGTGCATTCTTTATAATATCCGTCCACGACGCACCAGCAGGCATACTTCCCGGACTAGCTGCAAGTGGCGCAGTGCTTTCAGGCCCTGACACACGCGGAGGAGGAGGTGCTCCACCCGGACGAGGACGAGGCATAGGCACATCAGGAGGAAGCGATGCATGCCTGCTATCTAGACTACCACCAGCAACAGGAGGACCAACAGGAGCAGCATTAGCACTGCCACTTGCACTGCCACCTCCACCACCGCTTGCTTCAGGAGTAGGAAGGAATGCATTGATGACATCCGGCAGATATTGCTGAAGTGCTCCTCTCCTTGTCAAGTCTTGCATTGTAAGCGCAGGAACCTGCGGTGCTAATTGTGCAGTGCTTTCTGGTCCTGTAGTACGTGGCGGCATTACAGGATGAGGCGCACCGGGAGGACGTGGCATTGGCATCGGCGCATTAGGCGCTGCATTGTTCATAGGTGTAGGTGGTACGGCAGGATTGAGCGCAGGTGAGTCTTCGCTTGACACACTCACGCCACCGGGAGGTCTAGGAGCGCCTGCATTTGCAGCACCACCCTGACCAATCATATTCATAATCATATCAGTGATGGAGCTATCCATCGGGCTATCGGTAGGTACTTCATCAACAACATTGACAGCCATTTTCTATCCCCTATCGAAAGCTAGGCACATTCACGCCAAGCAACGAGGCGATTACATACACAACCACCAACACGATGATGACGATGATCAACACCTGAATGATCTTAGCGAACGGCTCAGGCAACGGGATCATCGGTAGCAACTGTTGTACAGCCCACAGCACTACACCCAGCACGATGAGCATCAAGATGACTTGTATCAGTGTCGTGATCATCTTCTAACTCCGCATCTTGCTATCTGCAACTGATTGCGTGCATTCGTTCGACACATGATGTCTGCATTGATTGCGTCGATCTCCGCTCGTGTGTATAGCTCAGGAGGTCGAGTAACTACTACAGCATCAGGTACTCCATATAGAGCAGGATCAACACCACGATAGCCGCTATAGCCATAAGGGCCAATTGAGGCACACCCCTGCAGCAGTAGTACACACAGCGGGATGACCTTGATCATGTTAATCCTCGCGGTTGCGCTTCCTCTTGCTCTTCGTATTGACACTTGCATCAGCTTTAGTCTCAAGTGGTGCATTCATGTGCGTGATGAAGTCATCTAACGATAGAGGCGGCGCACCTTCCTGCTCACGAATGCGGTTCTCATGATCGTATAGCACCACCTGTTCAGGTGTCGGCTGAGGTGGCACAGGTTCAGGTTCGACATACGGATCAGGCACACCACCTTCACCTAACCACTCCTGATACTCAACCCAGTCACGATTAGCTGGATTATTCGGTATACATGCGCCATCCTCAGTGCGAATGACCATGTTATCAGTTGCAGTGAGTTGATATTCTGCCATCACAGCCTCGCATCCGCTTTCCAAGTCACATTGAAGGCAGCAGCGCCAGCAGCAGCCGTGGCGCAATATATTTCCGCGCCGTTCCAAAACGCGCTTGCCGCTGCACCCGGAGCGCCCACCCCGGTGCCGCCGTTATTAGTCAGCACGAAAGTCGGGCTTGTGCGCATAGGCACTTCGAAACTGATATTATCGCTGACGCGGGATTGACCGGCGATAATCCACCCGTCCCACTGCACCTGCCCTTGGTTCCAGTACCGCTTGCACGTTAAAATCTCCTGATCATACGGCCGCATGATCAGTGGTGATTGTGCAGCAGTAGGTGCATAGATGCCGGGTAGGATGACTATGCCAGCTAAATTAAAACTATCCGTGTTTGCAGCAACACCATTCACCTGACCGGGAGCAGCTAACAAACTTCCAGTGAGCCACGTGTTTGCGCTCGACGCTATATTAGTAGAACCAGAAGTCATGCAAAAACTCACCAGTATCCCTGCCGTATTATCTATCGCCCAAGTCCCAACTGTAGGGCCGGGAATTGTTATAGTTTTGTACTCCCACGTACTGGCGACGTTCTGTGTATAAGATGCTATATAGCTATGGGTAACAGGTGAGTTACGAATAGCGCAACTGTATGTTCCTGTGCGGCTGTGATTACACCAGAACCCTATCGTCAATGGCTTTGCATTAGCAAACCCCCAACCAAGTCGCGCAATTTTACATCCTTCAATACGTTGAAGAAGGTTAAGACTGTCAGTAGCAATGAGTGATGGCGCTCCAGTTGTAACTACAAGAGCAAAATAGTTCTTAAATCCATTCGCTGCCATAACAGGACCACTTGGTGTCGCGGATGTCTGAAAGGTCAACCCCGCGATGCCCCCTGTAAGAAGCCACCCATCACATACATATCCATACAAGGCTGAAGCTGTGTTACCTCTTTCTTGACTAACTTCCATCGACCCGTTGATCTGCATCCCATTGTAAGCTAACGCATCAAGCGGAGCAGCATACACTTTCATCGCAGCATCAGCCGCACTCGCTGCTGCATCAACGTAATCCTTACGAACAGCATTAGCAGCAACAGGTGCAGGAGATGAAGGCAACTCTAACTGTCCTGTCATTACATCGCCAGCTTTAGCGACATACGGATTGGCTTGAGGCTTCATCAGCCAGCCATAGCCATTGTATACGTAAGTGACAGTCGCACTGACGAACTCTTGTCCGACTACAGGTGATGCAGGGAAGTCGATTGCCATTACAACCTCGCATCTGCGACGATGTTGATTGATAGGGCATCCCCGAGCGTGATTGCTGCACCACCGGGATAAATGTTGCATGCGTGGTCACTCGTACCAGCGAGTACTGATGCAGCAACATCAGTCGACGTGTTCATGTTGCGCATAAAGTTAACTGCTCCTGAGCCGGGGGAGTAAATGACGAGTGTCGGAGTTGTCCGCATACGCGTCGGATATTGCCACGGTATGACCGGCCGCCCCGGTGTGCCCGTGGCGATGCCAATTATTCCCCTGTTGTCGGCTATTCCCGGCGCGGTCTGATAATCGTAGGATTTGCTGTAATACCTCTGACACATCACCAACTCCTGATCATACGGACGCATGATTAGCGATGATTGTGTCGCTGTTGGCGCGTATATACCGGGAAGGACGATAACGCCACGCAACTGGAGGTAATTGCTTGTAGAGGCTGCGCCGTTCACCTGTCCCGGCGCGGCGATGTAGTTTGGGTTTCCCCAAGTATTCGCTGCTGGTGCAGTGACACCTGATCCACCCGCAAACGTAAACGCAATCTGTATCCCGTGGCCGTTTGTCGTCAACCACGTCCCGGTCGTATCGCCCGGTATGGTAACAGTCTTATACTCCACAGCACCTCCGACGTTCTGTGTGTATGTCGTCACATAGGCACGGTTTCCTGCGCTGTTGCTCACTGCAACGCTATATATCCCCGACAGCGTGTGTTGGGTCCAAAACCCGATTGTAATAGGCTGCGCACTTGCTGTGCCCCACGCTAACCGAGACACTCGATAGCCTTCGATGCGCTGAAGCACAAAATGATAGTCACCGGGGGATAATGAAGGCTTCGCTGTGGTAGCGTTAGTATAAAGCCTGCCAGAAAAACCCGCCACGGGGACTACTTGATCTTGGTTCGCTGCTCCCGATATGCCACTCAACGCCAGCATCCAGCCGTCGCTGATATATCCAGATGTCGTTCTGCCTGTCGTCCCCAGCTCCTGACTGACCTCCATACCTCCGTTGATCTGCATGCCGTTGTAAGCAAGTGCATCGAACGGAGCAGCATACGCTTTGATTGCTGCATCTTGTGCATCTACATACGACTTGTCAGCTTTAGTCACATCAGTCGTAGACGCACTACCAGCTTGCACCCATTGCTGCGTGTTGCCGTCGTCGTAGTAGACCCAGAATATCCCTGTGTCAGACTCCCACCACATGTCACCATCTTTAGGAGCAGGTGGCGGCGTGTCTTGTGTAGTAGTTACACTGCTACCTAACGGGCCTGCGTCATCCCACTGTGTACCGTCCCATATATAGAGATGACTGTTGTCTGTAGCGACATATGCATCGCCTACACTATTACCTGTAGGTGGTAATGCACCAGCACTAGACACGGTGCCTTTGATAATAAGCCCCGCGCCTGTCTCACCGATCGGACCTTGTGGACCTACATTACCACGCGCACCTGATACGTCGATGATCCAGTCTGCAAATGTGCCACTACCGCTACCGTCTATGACATTAACAGTGAGCGACGTGGAGGCGTAAGCAATGACTTGTCCCCACATCCATTGCGCAACAGGATCAGCATTGGCACGTATCATTACAAACTTGCCAACATTGAAATACTTGTCGGCTTGCGTGGTGAATGTCTTACTGCCTAGGCCGATAGTGTTTGACGTTATAGATGTACCGAATAACTTAGCAGCTTGTGCAGCAGCTTCGACTGCACTAGCCTGCGCATTAGTTGCGGCTGTAGTTGCAGTAGTCGCTGATGTAGCAGCCGAAGTAGCACTACCAGCAGCAGCAGTTGCGCTTGCGTTCGTACTATTAACAGCCGCAGTCGAGTCGAAGATAAGTGTCCACCTAGGCGCGTCAGGTGGGAATGTTGCACTGGATACGTGATTAGTTATACACAAGTAATATGTGTATGTATCGACAACAACAATGTCACCTAACACATATGCAGCAGTAGGCATCCACGTGCCTCTAAACACAGGCACGCCAGTTGTCTGCAATGTCCAGTATGTCGGATTAGCAGTACGATCAGCTTCAAACGAGCCAGTAGCTGCGCT